ATGCATCAAGCCAAACCCATAAAATCCAAATCCAGGAACAAATCTGTAGTGGACAAAATGGGAAATCTTTTTTTGATTCTTATCTTCTTTTTGATAATTTCTTCTTATACTTAATATTTCTCTTGATTGCTCTTCCACAGTAACAATGTAGGGAAGAGCATAATCTTCTTCAATCTCTAAATAACAATGTTGTTCTAATAATGTATATTGTGGGTCACTATTCTCTGTAGGACTTAATCCTAATATTGTATCCATTTTTGAAGATAAAGATGTTGGATTAGGATTAGTTGCTTCTGGTAATTCTATATCTCTATAAACACCAGTACGCATATCTCTAGCTAAATCTACAGGATTGCGATAAATAACATGTGTATATCTATCTGCTTTACGTAAATTAGAAGCATAGTAAGAAACATAAAATTGGTCTATTGGAACAAATTCTGATACTGGTCTTTTTAAACTAGCATCATAATAAACTTTTTTAAAAGCAGAACCTATTAAAGGTAAATGAAATAACATTCTTTCAAACTCATCAAAGTATTCAGGCATCTGCTCTGTTACTTGATAGTTCATAAAATCTTTTACTCGATTAGATTGTAACTCTCTTTCTGCTGTAGACTTTCCTATTATTTTAGTTTTAACTGGACCATTAGGAGGAAACAATTCTTGAATTGCTTTTGATTGAAACTTAACTGCTGATTCTATTAGCATAGGATGAACTGCAGTACATGCTCCTTCAAAAGGTTCAGAAGCATCTTCTATTTTTAATCCTAATAAATCAAATCCTCTTTCAAACATAGATTCCCATTCTGCTCTAGAATCTTTATCTGCAGAATAATTATCTATAACATTAGAAGATATTTCTTGAAGTTCTTCTTCATCCATATTATCAGCTAAATTACCATACCATTCTTTTACAGGTTCTTCAGCTTCCATTTCTACTGTTGTTTGAGTAAAGTCTACAACCACACCACCATCAGGTTCTACTTCAAATGTGGCATCTGTATCCTCTACTTTTTTTGGTATTTGTATTACGTTTTTAACTTCTTGTGGTATTTGTTCAAATGGATTTTTTTCTGTTGACATTACTCCCCCTTACATACACACGTCATCATAGTGTGAATTACAGCTTCTTCGATAGTTATTTAAACTAGAAGCATCTATTTTGTTATTAAATAAATTTTTAATGAATTGTTTCCCTGATTTAATTATTGACATTAACTCTCCTTTAATGCATATTATAACATTAAGTTCTCCAGTATGCAACTCTTTTTTTTCTAGGTGCATCTTCCCAATCTGGGTCTTCTGGATGTGTTACATTCCAAGACTCTTTCATATAATGTATTGCCATTGTCATAGCATCAACTTGGTCATCATGTGCTGCATTTGGAAAACGTAATAATTCTTCTAATAAATCTTCTGACCATTTTTTATTTTTTGGTATCCATACTTTACCTGACTCCATAAGTGGTGTAGCTGCATATACTCTAGCAACTTTATCTCTATCAGGTAAATATTCTAAAACAGGTAATCCTGCTTTTCTCATATCTTGTATTAGTGATTGCCCACTAGCTTTCTTTTCAACAATACATACATCTGGTTTATGTTCATAATATAATTGCTGTGTCATTCTTCTTAAATCTGGATATTCAAATCTACCTTTTATATTTCCTAATAATATTAAATTAGATTGATAAGATTCAATTCCATATTCATCTACATCATAATTAGAAAATATTCCCCATGTTTGTATTACACTATAATCTGCTGTTGTTTTTGTAGAAAAAGCAGTATCAAATGTTTGTATAATAAATTCACATGCAGGAGGTGCTTCATATTCCCACCATTGTATCCAATTCTTTTTTATTATACCTCCTTCATCAGGAGTTGGATTTTGCATATATAATGCGTTCCAATATCTAGCTCCATTGGATGCTTTTATCTCTGCTTCATCTACACGAAGTATTTCATCTGGCTTCCATTCTGGAAAATAACTACTACCTACTGGTAACTGCAGTAACTCAGCAGATTCCTCGTCTAACCAGGCAGGTATTCTTACAACTTCCCAAGGGACAATGCTATTTTCATCTTGTTGTTTTAATAACCAACCACATAAATCATCATAGTGGTACCTGGTATTAATAATTAGTATAGAACCATTTGGCATTATACGAGTTCTAAGACCTGCAGGGTACCATTCTTTAACATATCTACGACCTGCTTCAGAATAAGAGTCTTCTTCAGACATTACATCATCAAGAATTGCTATATGTGCACCTCGACCTGCTATCTGAGACCTAACACCTGCTGCATAGTATGTTCCACCTTGGTTTGTTTTCCATTTTCCTGCAGCTCTAACGTCTGTTCTTAGCTGAACACCTTTAAAAACATCTTGAAACTTTTCATCATTAACAATATCTCTAACACTTCTACCAAAATCACTAGATAATTGGTCACTATGAGAAACAGTTAGTATCTCATGCTCTGGATTTCTACCAATATACCATGCAGGAAACAGTTTAGAACAAACAACACTCTTAGAACTACGTGGAGGTAAAAAAACCATAAGCCTTTTTATCTCTCCAGACTCTAGTTGTTTTAATTTTTCACTTATTACTTCAATATGTTTACCCATTTTGAAGTCTGAAACAAGAGTTGGAGCCATTTGTCTAACAAAAGTTAAAAAATCTGCTTTAGATTCTTGTTTAACTTTTATATTTAAAAAACTATTTAGGTCAAGATAGGGTTTAATAGTCTCTAGATTCTCTATAGTATCCAAAATATATTATCCTTTTGTATATATTATATTATTAATAAGAATAAAAATAATAAACAAAGTATATTTATATTATATTCTTTATATATTATATATAATTATACATTACTCCCCACCTCTTGTCAAGTATTATTATGAATAACCCTTAATTTTTTGTAAATATGTGGGGGAGTCTTATATATATATATGCATGCGTGTGCGTTTGTGTGTGTACCTGTGCATTATGCGTGTAAGAGTCGATATTTTATGGAAAAACAGATACCTTATTTATTAATTATGTATGAATGTATATGAATACATTAATTAATTAAATAAATTATAGAATTTGTAGAGATTTGTTGGTGTTTTTGTTCGATATTTTATGGACTTGTGATGATGATGGGTGTATATATCGTCTTACGTGTTCCATAGAATATGGAATGACATGAGACTAACAAGAACT